TACGCCGCTCAGATTCTAACTGGTGCCTCCACCAGGTTGTTATCGCTTCGCGCTCCTTCGCCAGCTCCGCATACACCTCCGCATGCGTCATTGTATCTACTATCATAGTCAGACTCCTTTCATTTTGCAGCCCCGACAATCAGCCATGCAATCATTAGCAGGAGTATGGCGATGGCTGTCCATCCACATCCCTTGTACGCTTTTTCTGGTTTGTTCATATTCTTATGTTTAAAAAAATAATGTTCAATGTTCAATGTTCAATGCTCAATGAGGGTGGCGGACTATCGCCGCCACCATCTCATCGTCGATATTGGCCACTACCATGTAGTGTTCGAGTTGGAGGCGGTGCATCTCAGCTACCTTGTGGAGGTGGGCTTGGGCATCGAGTCCTGCACCGCGTGCGATGCCGTACATCTCCTCCTCCTTTGCTTCCTCCCATATCTTCCACTGCCAGAGGATGCTTGCCGCCTTTGGCAATGCTATATCCTTCTCAATCATTAATTGGAGCAGTGCCTTGTACATTTTTGGTTCACGGTTCATGGTTCAGGGTTAAGGGTTCTGATATTTAACATTGAGTCCACAATATGTTCTATCTCTTTACGTCTGTCCTTGCGGCAAAGCTCGCAGTCGGGATCGTGGTATTGATAGAATCCCGCCATACCTTTGCCCGATATAAGGTTGTGTCTGGGTGGTTCTATATATGTGGGGTCTTTGGCTTTCGCCTCAGATGTAATCTTCCACACATTATCCGCATAGGTAGCAAGACCTATCAATATGCCGCATATCAGCAGGCATCCTAAAAATGTAAGTCCAATCTCTTTCATATTTACTGAATAAATTGTTGAGTAATAGTAATTGTTGAGTAAAAAACCGCGCCCAGATGCCATTATCCGTTGTCCTTCAATTTGTCTTGGCACTCCTTTTTACGTTTGGTGCAAAGGGTTTATGTAAAGTTGTTAATGTATGAGCGGATAAACATTTTCAAGACCTCATTTTTGTTTGTTCGGTTTGCCTTCAAAATAGCCGCGAACCGCTCGTATTCCTCTCTCGTTATCTTTGTCGATACCGTAACGTGCCGTCCTTTCTGTGCCGTCCATAACCTTGCACATGTCGGTCGTTTGCTTCCGCTCTTGCTCATAGCTGTGCGTTTAGTGATTCATTATTTGTCGAATAGCTTCAATGTGCATACTATCCGTTTGCTCGATGTGGCACCACATGATGCTGTCGCGGAATCCGTCATGCTTCTGCATTCTGAGGATAGTCGAGTCACGCAGCGATATGGTATTGTTCAATAGTGCCACACGTCGCTCTATGATAAATACGCACATCATAATGATGCCGAGTGTCACGGCAAGAATAAATCTGTCTGCATTGTTCATAGTCTGTCCTCCTCCTTTGGTTTTGGTACAACCTTGATAATACCTTCCTTGATGAGCTTTCGCACGAAGTTCTTACGATTGAGAGCCTGACGATAGAAGCAACCAGGCTTCACGTCGATGCGCTTGCAATCTTGGCCGAGGTTCGTAATCTCACCCGTCGAAGTGTCAAGGCTGAACATGCTCAGCCCTGGCACCCTGCGTTGTCTGCCTAAGAACTTACTCATAGTGCTTGCTCCACTAAGTCGTACATGTCCTTGACTGTCTCGCACTTTTCGGCATCCTCATCCTTGATGCTGATGCCGAACTCATGCTCAAACTCCATTACCAACTCCACACAGTCGAGCGAATCACCGCCAAGGTCATCCTCAAACTTTGCTTCGTTCTTCACTTCGTCGTAATCGACTCCCAATTTGTCAACCAGAATGTCGTTGACCTTCTTTTCAATTTCTTGTCTGTTCATAATCTTATAAATTCGTTAAATTTGTGATTTTATCCCCATGCTTTATGTACGCCCTCAGTGTAGGATGTGACGCTGACTTCATGCAGAATCTCTTGTATGTCGTGCGGTTCGAGTTGCTGCCACAGCACATCCTTCGACAGCCGCTCTACCCACTTACCCAGCGTCTCGCCTTTTTTCTTTTTGTATTCGTTCTTCATAATTCTTCTTTATTGGTTCTGTGCCAAATTCATAATTCACCGCCTTGCGAATCAGGAATGGCATTTTCAAGCGCATAATGTTTTCGAGGTCGGTGGTGTCGGTGTCTCCCTCATTCCAATCTTCCAGTTCCTGGCGGACATACTTCATGAGGTATTCCATGAGTATTTCGCTCTTTGTATTGATGTTGCTGTCGATGTTCTCTTTCACTGTTTCGATTGGGAACACCACATGCGCATATCGCTCATATCTGCCCACCTTGAATCCTACACCAATGGCCGCTTTGGTCAGTTCGATGTCTGCCGTCTCAACCACACAGCCTGTTATCTTTGCTTTTCTCATAATTCGTTTCATTCGTGTTCAAACAAAAAAAGCGAAGAGCGAAAATTCTTCACTCTTCACTCTTCATTCTTCATTTTCTCAATGCAAACTGCCCTCATACCTCTCATACAGGTCTAACGCCATCACGATACACTGTATCGGGTCAATCTTGCACGACGCGCTCTGGTTGGCTTTCACCGGTCGGATATTCTCGCGGTTGTCTATCTCCAGTGCCACGTTGTTAAAGCAGAACTGCCACAGCGGACTGTTGCTGAAGCTGATGAACGGCACGGGTGCCATCATTGCGTTGTAGAGGTCTTCCGTGGGACCGTTGAACTCAGAGTTGAGCTGGCTTACCACTTGCACGTAGGGTTCGGGGTTCTGTATGTTCAGCGACACTTGCATGTATGACTTCAGCACAGTGATGGGCACTTTCGACTTGTACTTATCGTACCCGAAGTACATGAATTGCACGCCCTTCTTGATGAGCTCGTCCAGACGGCCAACGAATAGCTCCGGCTGGAACGTCTTGCCAGGCGACAGGTGCATCCACCCTGCCTTTATCCATTGCTCATAGAGCGGGTGCAACGGTGAGCTCTCGTACTCGTCTTCGCTGATCCATACGTCGCAATCAGCAAAAAACTCCGTACCGCGTCCGCTGGGGTGCTTGCGGGCTGCCAACCATCCGGGGCCGCTCCAGTCGCCGCCGAGCGAGAAGTCAAGGCCAGTGAACACTACCCACCCTTGGTCGGCGGTGCATTGGTCTATGCGCATATCGCGTTGTAGGTGCTTCATGTCGTCACCCGTTATCCATTTGGACACCCGCGAGCCCTGCCACATATTGAAGTCCTTCGTCAGCACCTCCTGCTTCGTGTCTTCCGTTCCCGTGGCCGCTTCGTGCAGTCGCTCGCGGTAGTAGGTGGGCTGGACGGTGGTGCCTATCGAGCGGTTCACCTTCTTGAAGAGTTCGGGGTCGTCGAGCTTCGTCAGGTCGTCGGTCAGTTCCCACTTGTCGAGCTGGAGCAGGAAGGCGCACCAGTAGTCGTCCGATGTGCGGATGCGCTGGCCGAGGGGGTACTGCATCTCGCCCAGCAGCGATGCTTCCACCTGTTCAATCTTCGTCTTGTAGGGGCCTTCTTTTATCCGGCCGGCGGTGGTGGTGTGGAGCAGCAGTTTTTCACGACGCGGACCCGTTGAGCCCCAACACGTATCGACTGCCGCCTGCATGTCGGAGTGGGCGTTGACGTAGCCCGCCTGACCGTGCTCGTCGGCATGTACCACGCTGGCGTACAGACCGTCCTTTGATGTCTTTCCGGCGGCCATGCACTTGATTTCGCCTTTCATCGGGTGTCCGGGTTGCCAGTTCAGTCCGTTGCGCGTCATGCGGAAGTATTTGCCGCCCATGCGGTTCGAGCACGTCGGATCGACTTGCATGGCAAACTCGCGGATGGCTTTGTAGGCTATCTGGCTCTGTTCGCTGGAGTTGGTGCAGATGAGTGCCTGCCCGTTCACGTCGCCCAGGAATCCCACCTCGGTGAAGTCCACCGCGCCGCCCAGCTCCGTCTTGCCGCTCTTTCGGGTGAGGAACCAGTGCGCCTCCTGCGTCAGCCGTCGCGTGTCCCACACCTCGCCGTCCTTCACCCATTCCGTAGGCAGCAGCATGTCGCCCTCGTGGTATTCGCGCTCCATGCTCACGTCCACCTTGAAGCAGTATATCTCGAAGATGAGCCACGCCTGGAAGGGCATCAGCCGGACGTGCTGCGAGCCGCGAGGGGTGGAGAACCGCAGACCGCCCTTGACATGTCGCCCATTCGCCCACTGTCCCTCGATGGCCCGCAGCGACCGCTTCACCCGTTCGGGGTCGAGGTCGTAGGAGTCCATCAGTCGCATTTCCTTGCGGATGCCCAGCAGCTCATAGAGGTTGGCGTGCGACCCCTCGTTGCTGATTGCGTCCTCGATGTAGATCATCAGTCGCTCGTCGATGCTGTTCAGTCGGTTCACGTAGTCGGGCAGTGCCTCGGTGATGTCCCGCAGGCACTGCGCCTTAATCTGTTTAAGTTCGTCGAAGTCTTGCATATTGTTACTTATTGTCTGGTGTCATATCAACCACCGTTGCCGATGGCCGCGCCTCCTGTTCATGCTTCATGCGAGCCACGACGTTCTGATAGGGTCGGCGGTTGATGGGCACGACGGCGGGGTTGAAGTCCGCGAGTGCCGCCAAGAATTTCTCCTTTGTCTTATACACCTTGCCGTCGATGTGGTAGTGGCGATAAGAACGGCCAAAGTCACCGTTCTTCCGCTTCGTTGTATGCTCGCAGAAGCCCAGCCGCCCGTCCTCACTTTCGTAGGTCATCGTGTGCTCATGTTCCCATGCCGCGCTGCATACGAAGTGGAACGGCACCTTTTCAAGTTCTTCAATCGTCATCGTCTTCCTCTTTATGTTTCGTTACACCACAAGCATCAGCCAACAGCACCACCTTTGAGCAAACGAAGTCCACTTGGTCGGCCAACTCATGCACCGCCCAATTATACTTTGACCGCTCAACGGCTCTGTCTATCATGGAGAAGAACTCCGTGCGCTGCTCATCGGTCACGCACTTTTCATCCACCAGATAGTTGCAAAGGTCTTTGAACGTGTCAGCTTCCGTCTTGATCACCTCGCGCAAATAGTCCTGCGTCTTGGTCAGACACCACTCGCGCCTTTTCTCCTGCGTGCAATCTTCCACACACGTCGGCTTCCGTTTCTTGTCGCCTGGCAGCGTGTCGAAGATAAAGATGCCGCTCAGGTCACGTCGTTTCAGTTCGCTCTCCATTGTCTTCTTTCGGTTTAATGAAACGTTCACGGGGATTGAGCGTAATCCACTCATGCTTCAGGTCGTGCAACGGGCGATTGATGGCCTTTGCCTTTGCCTCGATGTCCTGATACTCTGCCGACAATGCCGACAACTGCTGATTGATGGCCTGCTTCTGGATGTTCAGCAGTTCGCGCTGCTTCACGATTTCCATCTTGCGGTCGATGAGCGGGCGGTTGAGTTCCCCCTGCTGCTGATTGATGTCCGACATGATTGCGTCAAACTCCACTTGGTTCTCCAGCTGGCGAGGCTGGTGCTTGGCCTTGATTTCTTCTACTGTCATAGTTCCTTTTGGGTTTAATTTATTCAATCAACGAATTTACCTTTAACTTCTTCACTCTTCACGAACACCAGCAGGCGGTCGGTCGATTTCTCTCGGTCGAGGTCGTACCCATCGTCGTGATACTTCTGCGCTGTGTCGTTCATCGTGCGATTGTCGCCAGCGTTTTCGATGACCATGTACTTGTACTTGCGTCGGTACACCTTTCCGAATCCGTAGCACTCTTTCCACCCCTTGTCATAGAGGTCGTGATACTTGTTACTCAGTTCCTTGATTCTCCTTTGCTGAAGAATTGCGACGATGAGCATAATAACAAATGCTATCGTCATAAAGATAAATTGTACTGTCATAGTTCCTTATGCTTTTTAAGTTCGTCCAATATCTCTTCCAGAACGGGCGCATTGTCCTCGTCTTCCCATTCCTTAGCCACGTTCCAACTGATAGACTTCTTCGGAGTCCAATTATCGAGCCGCATAGAGTGGTGCGATAGTCTGCCCTCAGTCGGTTTCAGTCCCTTGTCGTGAAGTTCACAAAGTCCGTCGTGGAAGAACGTACACCAGTCGCCATCGGCTGTGGCTTGCACCATGCCTACAACGTGGTCGGTCACTCCCATGATGATGCCAGCCGCCCAATCAGTCCATGATAGGCGGTCGGCATATCCGGCCTTTATCAGTTTCAAAATGTCCTGCGGTGTGCCAAGACAAGGTGTGTGGCACTGCTGCTGACATAGTTTGCACTTGCATTGTATCGGCTTCCGTCCTGTCTTGCGGATTATACGTTGCAACTGACTCTCTCCAATTCTCTTCATAGTTCCTTCAATTAAAAGAGAGCCGACGCGATGCGCCAGCCCTCAATGTTCAATGTTCAATGTTCAATGTTCAATGGCCGATTACGGCTCCAGCCCCCCGCCCGTGTCCTGACTGTCGCCGCCCTGCTGGTTGCCGCCGCCAGTGTCGCCAGTGTTACCACCTTGTGCGGGTTCGTCGTCGTTGGGGATGGCTGTGTCGGTTGCTACCATCTTAACCTTTTGAGCCTGCTTGCTCAGTGCAAACTGCTTGCTGAACTTCACGCCGATTGTGGCTCCAAGCACCCAATTAAGGCGGTCAGTAGTCAGGTCGCTTTCCTCGGCACGGGTGCGGACGGGAACGCTTGGGTCTGCCGTGTGGGCTGCTGTCGTCTCGCGCTCGATGTCGGCATCACTCACGCTGCCGTTCACCTTCGGGTAGATGCTGACCATCTTTGTGCCCGTGTGGTCCGCCAGGCTAATGCGGTTGCTCTCCAACACCTCCTCGCTGATAATGT